AGCACGCTCCATCAAAAGCTGCAGGGGTGCCTTGGGCTTGATAACATAGGAAAAACAGGAAAGAGCGATGACACTCGGACTTCAGTCTGGCTACGAGGTTGCCGATCTCGGCAGCTTGACCGGTGCGGGTGTCACCGACTCTCAGGTTACGACTGGCCTGAATCTTGCGTTTCAGGTGACCGTCGCAAGCGTTGGAACAAGCGTCACGATTCGCCTTGAAGGTAGTGTCGATGATGAAAATTACTTCAATCTCGACGAAAGCGAAACCGACACAACCTTGACCGCAAACGGCACCTACGGGTATGCACTGAATGGCTGTCCGGTCCAGTACGTGCGTCTCCGGCTGGTCAGCGTTGATGGTGGCACCCCAACCGTAAGCGCCAAAGTTGGCTCGATGTAATGAAAAATTTACGAACCAGCATTAATACCGGAATTCGCAGCAGCATTGCTGAAGGGCTTGCGTTGCTTGTGATTTTGGCATCTCAGCAAAATGAACGACTGACGACTCAAGCAGGAAAATTTATTGTCCTCAACCGGTAAAATAAGGTTGACGGAGGCACCGAGGCACCTGTGATCGAAATCTACGCAGCGATCTTGGGTGCTTGCATCGGTGTCGGAGGGACCGGCGCCGTCATGGCCTTATCAGGTTTCACCAAGCGCACCAGCGAATCCCGCGAGGCAGTCATCCGCCTCACAGCAGCAGTCGAGTCGATCGCCGGGAAATTGGAGGAGTTGCACCAAGATATGAAGGAAGACCGAAAGACAATTTATTCAAGACTTAACGAACACGGTAATCGAATTACTGTACTGGAAAGCAAAGGGCGCTAGAGTTGAGGCATGAGCTATCTACTCTCATGCACATCGAAGCAATCCTCGCCTCCCCGATCACTTGGATTGTCGTGGCCGCCGCATCTGAGATCATTGCCCTGTCGCCCCTGAAGGACAACAGCGTGATTCAGCTTGTGTTCCACGTGCTCCGAAACCTCAAAGCAAAAAAGGGCTGATCCCTGCTGACGGTCGCTGGTTGTGGCGGTTCGACACACGCTCACCGTTGCAGGATCTGCAGCGTGCGATCAACCGCCGCAAGTTCGAGGCGACGCTGAAGCCAAGGCTCGACGTTGAGATCGAGGACTGGCACAAAACCCAACCCCCCGCCATGCCGCCACCGGTGCGGCTCGACGATCTGCACATCCGCGCTCCTTGGTATGACACCGATCCGACTAATTGACCTGTTCCGCTACTACAAGCGCCTAGGGCACCAAGGCGCGGCGATCCATGAGCTGGAGCAGGCCATCAATGCCGCTGCGCCTAAGTTGCTTGCGCGTGATCAAGATTGGTACTCAACGTGGTCGTCAGCGGTTGAGGCGCCTGCCAGTTTCGACAACGACTGGAACGGCATCATGGCCGCCGCTGCAGTTGCTGGCGCTAAGTTCCCTGAAGTGGTTGCAGCGCAGTGGGCGCTCGAATCAGGTTGGGGCAAGCACACCTCAGGCCAGCACAATTTCGTAGGGCTCAAAGGTGGCGGCACATCCACCACAACACGCGAGTTCTTGGATGGCCAATGGGTCACCATCACCGATAGCTTCATCGATTTCCCATCGCTGGCTGCTTGCGTCGAGTACCTCGTCTCACGCTGGTACAAGGACTGCCGACAGCACAAAGGCGTGAACCGCGCCGATGATCGCAACGAATGCGCTCGGTTACTGGTGCGCGAAGGATACGCAACCGATCCGAAATACGCCGAGAAACTGATCGCGATCATGGATTCGCAGCTCGGCAAACCCGGCGAGCGCATCCTTGACGTGCCCTACGAGTATCAGCTCGACAACATGAGCGGCACTGGTTACCGCGAGTGTTTCAGCAGCTCCTGCGCAATGATCGCCAAGTATCACGGTCAGGTTGATTCCGATGATGAATACAACATCATCCGCGCACGGTTTGGTGACACCACTGACGCGCAGGCGCAGGTGAAAGCGCTGCGGTCACTGGGCTTTGATGCACGGTTCCGCACCGATTGCTCAGTCGCAACACTTGAAGCCGAAATCCAGGCCGGTCGGCCCGTTGCTGTCGGCTGGTTGCATCAAGGCCGCGTCACGGCGCCTACCGGCGGCGGACACTGGACTGTAGCGATCGGTTACACCGAGGACACAATCGTTCACAACGACCCGAATGGCGAAGCTGACATGAAGAACGGCGGCTACATCAGCAACCACATTTCTCGCGGTGCTCGCGTCGAGTACAGCCGCAAGAATTGGTTGCGACGCTGGGAGATCGACGGTCCGAACACAGGTTGGGCTATTCTGGTGAAGCCTGAATTTTGAATTGTGATCCTCAGCGATTGGCAGATCCGACAGTATTGCGAGCAAGACGCAATGGTCGAACCATTCGACCTTGCGCTCATCAACCCGGCCAGTATCGATGTGAGACTCGGCAATCACCTGATGATCGAAGTCGCCGATCAACGTGACTTGATCGAGATCGACATCAGCAAACGCACCGCAGAGCATCCATACTGGTTGCTGCCGAATGAATTTTGCTTGGCGGAAACGCTGGAAACATTCAACTTGCCAAGGTTTATCGCTGGGCAGTTTGTATTGAAATCAAGCCGCGCACGCGAAGGTTATGAGCACATGCTTGCGGGATTTTGCGATCCAGGCTGGCATGGAAGTAAGCTCACACTTGAACTCAAAAATGCACGCCGGTTTCACGATCTGCCGCTATACCCCGGCCTGAAGATTGGCCAGATGGTGTTTCACAGAATGTGCGCATCACCACTGCGGGACTACTCCGAGACTGGTAGATATAACGAAGACGTTAAGGTGGCTGCAAGCAGGGGTTAACAAAAAGTCTCAACAGCTACTGTGAATGTGTCGGGTCGCGAACATTCACGTGGCTGAAGAATTCAGGCAATGTCGGCGAAGTTCTCTCTGCAGGGAATCTTTGCCGATGAGTCAGCTCACGCTAGTAAACGGCAGTTGGATGTGTGATCCAAATAAATGCCCAAGACGGGTGCCACAGCAAGAGGAATCGACGTATCGCGTCGAGAAACGCTACCTGAATATCGCAAAGATCATGTTTCTGAGTTCTGGCGCTAACGGTCAAGATCCCGATGATTTTGCAGAAAACTTTGCAGCCAGGCTTGAAGAATTAACTGAGGAGATAATCAATTTTGACGTTGAAATTTACCCATTAGAAGGCGGATTTATTGGTCATGCGATTGAAGGCTCTGAGCTGGTACCTAAGAAAACAAGCAAAAACAGATTCCGCAAGCAAATCTTCGAGGAATGGGATCACCGCTGCGCATATTGCGACAAGCCAGCAGATACACTCGATCACGTCATTCCAAAATCCAAGGGCGGTATGACGATAAAGTCGAATTTAATTGCGGCCTGTCGGATTTGTAACGGATCAAAATCGGACAAGCACTACAAGGAATGGTACAGAGATCAACCGTTCTGGGATCAAGCTCGTGCAGATGCTATTGAATACTGGCTTGAGAACGGCACTCTCGATCAGTAATACTGCGCATAAATCTGCGCCTGCCACAGATCCGATGAATACCGGCAGATCGCTCCACCCTTGGAGCACGTCCGGTAGTACGGCTCTCCGGTACGCTTATCGTACAGCGTTTCGATGTACGCACCATTGCCGCACTCGATTACTTCAGTCTGCCCAGAATGCTGAGCATTGGTTTGCGAATCGTCCGCCACTGCGTCGTCCCTCTGGAAATCCAAGTCCACAATTTGATGTTACTGGCTGCCAGTGGATGCACTGCCAGCAATAAGGTTTAGGATTCGTTACAGCTCGCGCATCTGCGTATAACTGCTCAGCTTCCAGGATCGCAGCATCAGGAGCAGTTGCAGCAAGCTTCAGCTCCACTGTTTCCTTGCGGGTTTTGATCGTCGCGAACCACGTAGCATCGCGATCAAAGATCACAAGACGACCTGCGTGGAAACGGTAGCTTGCCATGCCTGAATGCTACCAGTGATTCACGAAGCCGCCTTGGCCGGATCGCGATGAAATTGACTGCTTAATCCTGGTGGCAGAAGCTTCTGCGTTGGATCTGGTGCGTTCAGGTTCACCCCAGTACACAGTCCTGCCGTCAAAATACCAAGGCTTAAAATACGCAGTGATGCCATAGGTCATCAACTGCGCTCCGGTGTTGCCGGGTTGCATTGCCATATAGCAGTTGCACGAATTATAACTGATACAAGCTGCAATAATTGGCAGCCTGAGGTCCGTACTCGATGGGATCGGGGAACTCAAACATGCAAGCGCTGTTTTTCCAGTTTTTACACTTGAAGCATGACCGACCAAGCCTGCGCTGAATCTCAGGATGCACGTTTTTGTAGCTTTTGCCGGTCCTGATCTGGCCGATGCTGGCGCGTGACACGCCCATACGCTTGGCAATAGCAGCGTCAGTCTCTAGGCTGATCAAGATCTCCTCAATCTGCTGATCGTTGAATTTTCCGACGAATTGAGTCATTGCTTAAGGATTCGATTTAGATACCAAATAGCTTTCTTAATGGATTCGTCCTGACCCTTGTGCCGCTCCCGCCAGATGTACTTGATTGCATTGCCTTTGCAGTACCCTCTGAACTCAATGCCATTGAGGGCCGCCTCGATCGCGTCAATGCACTCGATCTCGCCTTGGGTGTAGTGGCTTGGGCTGTTGACCGGATCACTCTGCATGGCCATTGAATACGGATTGGGTGGCTTCGGCAAGTTCGTCGATTGCGCATAAACGCATTTGCTCATGATCGCATGATTGTTGCGATCCGTCCCACTGCACCGAAACGATTTTTCGCTTAGCACCTCTGGCATTGACGCGAACGCTGGTGGCAGTCACGGTGCCATAGCGTTGCTTGCCGTGGTAGTTAAACAGTTTGCGGCCTTGGCTGCTGGACGCGACATTCAGCCTCACTCTTGGACGCTCCGCAACGCGGTCACCTGGCTTGAATTTGAAGTCGGGCATATTAAAAGATGGGGGTTGAACTTTGAATAAGCGGACGGCTTATTGAAGGTGACTACTGGGCTTCGAGTTGGTCGGCGATGGCAAGGAGCTTGCGCCGAGTTTCTTGCCGTTGTTCGCGCAATCGACCAGGAACATATCCTTCCTCCTCAAAAGCGTTGGCTGGTTCAATTTCCTTCGGCACCACCTGATCCGCAGCAGCTCGCAGGGCAGCGGCGATCTTCCTTGCCTCGTAGGGAATGAACTCAGGGGATATCCACCCCCCTTCCATTTGAGAGGCAACGGCATCCAGCACAGCTTGCGCGGCGGGTGAAAGTTCAGTCATGGGCGACCCCAGCGGGTGAGGGCTTCTGCAATGGCGTTCTCAAAACCCACCTCTGAACCTTCGCCTACATAGCGATAAAACAGCTCTGAACAATCGCTTTCCGTCGGCCCCTTCGGCTCGGGCTGAGCGAGGTAGGCGCGGGCTTCATCAGCGAGCGCATGGGTTTTGCGTCGGTCGTCCATCAAAAGTTGCTTGTAATGATCCAGCTCGTCAGCCAGCCGTTGGATCAGATCGCGTGTGATGTCAGTCATTAGCAATGAAGTCCCAATCAAGAAAGACGGCATAGGGAGGCGTTTCCGCATCGGCGCTGATCTGGCCAATAGTGCCGCACTCGAGGCAGCGCACCTTGTCGCCATCACAAGCCAAATCGTCTTCGTGGCAGTCATTAAAGACCTGGAGTGCCCCGCCGCACTCGGGACAACCTTCCGGCCAATGTTTCCAGAAGAATTCAGTCACTTCGCCCTCCTGCTGCGATGCGGGCTGGGTGTGCCGAAACCGGAGCCGTCGCCGGAGCCGTAGCCATA